TAATACCATTATTTTGCATCTTCCTTATTCTATGTTTTCCATCAATCATCCGATACTTTTTATTATAAGGATTAGGTGCATTTAATACAACAATACCTGGAATATTAATGTCACATTTTGCATAACGCTCACCATTACAGCATGGACAATTTATAGATTCTCCCTTTGACAAATGCATTCCTTTCCATCCTATTTCATCAATTTTTATTTTCTCTAATCTTTTTTCTTTTAAAGCTGGTTTTAATCTTTCTAAATAAATTCTACCTTCAATTCCATTAAAACTCCAATCACCATAAACAGGACAAGATCTCTTGGCACTATGACATCCAAATAGTGTATGTTCACTCATCAAATTACATATATATCAACCTGTCCTCTGGCTCCATTTCCACCGTTACCACCTTGTCCTCCTGCACCACCACCACTTGGAATAGACCCATTCCCTCCAGTATTTCCTCCAGTTCCTCCATTTCCTGCTACAACACTATTCCCACCACTATGGTTTCTTCCACCGCCACCGCCACCGCCAAGGAAAGAGTTTCCTCCAGGCCCAGAAGTAGAATTATTATGAACGCCACCGCCACCGCCACCAAAATATACAGCACCAGCAGCACCAAAGTTGTAACCAGTAATACCATCATCACCCCAAATAGCAATTTTACGTCCCTGAAGACCTCCTAAATTGCTGGTACCAGTTCCCCAGAATCCTCCTCCAGCACCTGCTATTTCATCGTATGCTCCTGTACAAAGACCTGGTGCTCCTCCATAAGCTGTTACAAGACTTCCGACTGACGTATTTCCTCCAGCAGTACCATTAGCATAATAAGTTCCCGATCCACCATTACCTCCACCTCCTATAGTTACTGAATAACTATTTGATCCTAAAGAGCTCATAGGTGCAATATAAAAAGCACAAGCACCACCGCCTCCGCCTCCGCCACCGCAAAAATGTTGGCTATATCCACTTGTTACACATAAGTAAGTTTTACTACCTCCGCCACCACCAGCATTAGCTAAAATAATTACAAAATCACCTGTTGATGGTTTAGACCAAGTTCCACTACTTGTAAAACGAGTATGTTGAGCACCTCCTGTAGCAGTAAGAGTAATACCAGATAATGATAAACCACTTCCAATATTTAAATATCTTAACTTGGTTGCAGAATCATCCCAGAATGGAATTCTATCCTCTCCAGGATCATCAGCACTAAGAACACCACTATTAATACTAAAAATATTAGATGTTGTGCTATTAAGAGACATAGATGCATCTGAACCAGGATTTCCTTGTTGTCCTTTCTGACCCTTGGTTGAGTTATCAGCACCAGTTTGTCCTTTTTGTCCTTTAGTGGAGTTATCAGCACCAGTTTGTCCTTTTTGACCCTTGGTTGAGTTATCGGCTCCTGCTTGACCTTTTTGTCCTTTAGTGGAATTATCGGCTCCTGCTTGACCTTTTTGACCCTTAGTGGAATTATCGGCTCCAGTTGCTCCTTTTTGACCCTTGGTTGAGTTATCGGCTCCTGCTTGACCTTTCTGTCCTTTAGTGGAATTATCGGCTCCAGTTGCTCCTTTTTGACCCTTAGTGGAATTATCTGCACCCGTTTGACCCTTCTGACCCTTAGTGGAATTATCTGCACCCGTTTGACCCTTCTGACCCTTCTGACCCTTGGTTGAGTTATCAGCACCAGTTGTACCTTTCTGTCCTTTAGTGGAATTATCAGCACCAGTTTGTCCTTTTTGACCCTTAGTAGAATTATCTTCTCCTTTTTGACCTTTTTGACCCTTGGTTGAGTTATCAGCACCAGTTGTACCTTTCTGTCCCTTAGTGGAGTTATCAGCACCAGTTTGTCCTTTCTGCCCTTTAGCACCTGATGGACCTGTAGTTTCTATTCTTTTCCAAACACTACCATTCCACTTCCATTGCACACCATTCTGGATATGGGTTTGATTAGTACTAGGACTACTTGGAAAATCGAATGCTGCCATATTCTTACTCTGGTATTACTACAAAATTATACGCAATTGCCACATCATTAGTGTTTATACCTGATTCAGTCCACAAACTAATTTTATGCGTATTAGCTAGCATAATTTCTAATGGGAAGTAACCACTACTTCCTACCATTTTATAAAAGTTATTGCTAGATTGGGTTGCACGTGCAAGTTCTTTTCCTGTCCTTAAATCTTTTCCTACTTCAAAGTCTATTACACTAAGATTGTTGCCTCCTGTATGGTTTAGATCACCTGAATTGAGATAACTGGATGGACTAAATGTTGGACTAGGTCCATAGAATATTTTCCGATCCTGATCAGCACCACTACCACCGCCTTTCAACCAATTCCACAAAATTCTTACATTACCACCAGTGGTATTCTCATAAAGAGTCCGAACAACATGATTACCTGTTCCTAGTAAAACTCCGTTATATACTGTTGCTGCCATAATTTTAAATTACCTCTTTAATATTTAGAATCATAATGGAATCTGCCAATCACTAACAAAAGGTGCTGTACCTCCTGGAGGTCCTGCAGGTCCTTGAGAAACTGTTACCCATTGACTACTATTACCATCATTATAATAGACATGTAAATCCCCATCATCACTATCCCACCACATATCTCCGTGGGAAGAAGGACCAGCTGGTGGAGAAACAGATATATCCAATCCAGCAACACCAATTTCACCTTTTTGTCCCTTGGTTGAGTTATCTGCTCCTTTCTGTCCCTTAGTGGAGTTATCAGCACCAGTTTGTCCTTTTTGACCCTTAGTAGAATTATCTTCTCCTTTTTGACCTTTTTGACCTACTTCACCTTTCTGTCCTTTTTGTGCTTCTCCTTTTTGACCCTTCTCTACTTCTCCTTTTTGACCCTTGGTTGAGTTATCCTGTCCTTTCTGACCTTTATCTCCTTGCTGTCCCTTTTGACCTTTTTGTGCTTCTCCTTTTTGACCCTTAGTAGAATTGTCTTGCCCTTTTTGACCTTTATCACCAAATCCTTTTTGTCCTTTATCACCTGTAGTACCTTTCTGCCCCTTCTCACCTTTTTGGCCCTTCGCTCCAGCAGATCCACTTACTGGAACCCATCCACCACTTTGTCGAATGTAAACTGCCATTTAATATTTTTAGTTATTTATTATGACCAAGGTAAATCACCTGAATCTAGACCCTGATTTTCACGAGTATCAATTTTACCTTTAAGTTCATTTTGATATTGAGTTATTGTAGAGATTCCAATCTTCTCTTTAACCCACTCAAGAACTTTAGTTTCAGTCACTCCATTATAATTTATATCAGGACTTATCCCATCTGTAGAGAATCCAACACTATAATCTTTTGTTTCCTTATAAACCACCCCACCAGGACCAGTAGCAATACCAGTTAATGATCCTTGTGCCAGAATAATTAATCCATTTGCTGGATAATGCATTAAATTAGTAACATTCCAAGAAAATGTTGTTGTAGTTGAGATTGCCATAACTTTTAAATTACAATAATTTTACATTGACCATGTCCACCAGCACCAACAGAACCAGTAGATCCTGAGTTACGACTACCTCCTCCACCACCTGGAACAGATCCTGCAGTTCTATTTGCACCGCCATTACCACCCATTGAACTATGAGAAGCACCTCCTCCATTGCCGCCGCCACCGCCGCCAGCACCAAAAATTGCATTAGCACCAGTATTTGCGTTGTATCCACCTGGCCCTCCATCATATGCAGTTAATCTGGCATTTATAGAAGTACCGAAAGGTTTTCCTCCACCACCACCAGTACTTGAACCACCCCCACTTCCACCACCAGCCATCATATAGTAAGAATCACTGGTAGTAGCAAATGTAGAATCTTGTCCTGATTCTCCCTGTTCTCCTCCAAGGTGAGATGATCCACCTTTACCTACTACAATCGAAACACTAGAAGGTAAATCATTTAATTTAATTAATTGATAACAACAAGCACCTCCACCACCACCTACACCTGCTCCATTATTTTGGAAGCTTCCACATCCTCCACCACCCCAGATCCAAATATGTGCCATAGTTCCATTAGAAGGCTTAGTCCAAGTTTGTGTAGCACCACTAGTAGTATAATTAAATACTGTTTCGCTAATTGATGCATAAGATGACTGCTGAGTTGTTGAAGTATCATACCAAAGATCACCATCACAAACTCCAGTAGTTGGTGCAGAAGTTTGTATCCACTTAGCACCATAAGCATTACTTTCATCTGAAATAGTAATTGTACTACCACTTACAGTAATTGGTTTGGGACTCCAACCACTACAAGTTGGATCATAAACTACGGAAGCAACATTTGATGCACCCTTTTGACCCTTAGTTGAGTTATCCTGTCCTTTCTGACCTTTATCTCCTTGCTGTCCCTTTTGACCTTTCTGGAAATCTCCCTTTTGACCTTTTACAGTACTAGGTTCACCTTTTTCACCTTTATCATTTACTTCACCTTTTTGACCCTTAGTGGCTGCACCATCTGCTCCCTTTTGACCCTTATCATTTGCTTCACCTTTCTGTCCTACTTCACCTTTCTGACCCTTAGTAGAGTTATCATCACCTTTTTGACCCTTCTCTACTTCTCCTTTTTGACCCTTGGTTGAGTTATCTTCTCCTTTTTGACCTTTTTGACCTACTTCACCTTTCTGACCCTTTTCTGCTACTGCACCATCTTGTCCTTTTTGACCTTTAGTAGAATTATCTTCTCCTTTAGATCCTTTATTACCTACTTCACCTTTTTGACCTTTTACAGTACTAGGTTCACCTTTTTGACCCTTATCATTTAATTCACCTTTTTGTCCTTTATCACCTTGACCTTTTTGTCCTTTATTGCCATCTTGTCCTTTCTGACCCTTATCTCCTATTTCACCTTTAGAACCCTTATCTCCTATTTCACCTTTTTGACCTTTCTGACCTACTTCACCTTTCTGACCTTTTTGTGCATCACCTTCCTGTCCTTTCTGACCCTTGGTTGAGTTATCCTGTCCTTTCTGACCTTTATCTCCTTGATTTCCTTTATCTCCAATATCACCAGTTCTGGCAAAAGTTATTATTACCTCCTCATTATTTTGGAATATTCCAGCACCAGCACAATCCCCACTTATAAGATCTATTACTACTTTATGATATCCAGTTGCTTCTGTACTTGATCCAGTAATGGAAAACATTGCAAAATCATCAGAATTTCCTTTATTGGATATTCTTACATGACCTTTAAGTGTTGATGTTGAATCATCAATCGTTCTTAAATAGGATTCAATATTTGTATTTGTACCACCACCATCAACATCATCAATAAACAATCTAGTTGCAGTAGATACTGCTCCAGTATTAAGTGATAATTTACCTGTACCAGGATCTGCATCAGATGTTGAATCATTAAACTTATATTCAAAACTTATTCCACCAAAAACACCTGCTTGCCCTTTTTGACCTTTATCGTTTTGTTCTCCTTTCTGACCCTTATCGTTTTGTTCTCCTTTCTGACCTTTTTGTGCTTCTCCTTTCTGACCTTTTTCAGGTTCTCCTTTAGATCCTTTATCACCTAATCCTTTCTGCCCCTTTTCTCCTTTAGATGCTTCCTGTCCTTTCTGCCCTTTAGCACCTGGATCTGGTATTCTTCTCCAAGCATATCCATTCCACTGCCATACTCTACCACCTAACGAATAGGTGTCACCATTGGAAGGAGAATCTGGAAAATTTATTGCCATCTATAGATATACTTTCTGATTATTTAGTTGCATTCTACGTAGTACCAAGTTACAGCAACTCTTTTTTTTCCTCTCTCAACTGGTTCACCTGAATGTGGATATGACCAATTTGAAGGAAAAATTAAACCATATCCTGGTTTTGGTTTGAATAAAGTATGAGGAAACGCAGTTCCTCCACCAATTTCAGATTCTTTCAAATACAATATTACAGATATTTGTCTATGATACTCTTTTAGATGAGGGAGAACTGCTGCATCATGATGAAATCTATAGTGCTGACCTTTAGAATATTCTAGTATTTGTATTCCTTCTCTCCAAGAACTTGTAAGGTTTGCACCAGGAACAGGATAAAAACTAAAATTTTCATGTATCTTCATAACTCTTCTCTTGTATTCATCTAAAGCATTATTCATAGCAGAGTGTATTAATTTACACTCACGAACATCTTCATCCAAAAATGCTACGGTACTAGATCTTATATTATTATCAACCTTAATGTCTCCTCTCTCCTCTTTTGAAGCAAAAACTAAACTTGATTCAAAAGTTAATGTATCAATATAAGTGTTTATTTCATCAAGTTGATTATCATCAAGAAATTTGATGACCTGTATCAAATCATTCATTATGAAGGTGTCGTTGGCCAACTAGAGTGTGAGTGATTGTCTGCTAATGCTTTTGCTGTTAAATTAGAATCTGCTGCTATGGTTGCTGGAATATCTCTTAATGCCTGACGATATGTTGCCCATTCAGTTTTCTTACTAGAAGATAATGGAGAATCATTACCTTGAGTCCAATCAGATTGAGTTAATAATATATTTCTATAACCCTTTACTTCATCTAAATGATCTCTTGCCGCTTCAAGTGCATTTGCTTGTGCAGTTTTTTCAGAAGCATGATCAGTAATTGCTTGCGAATATATTCCCAAACTTGTAATTGCCTCATTTCCCTTTGTAGGGATTGTTCCTGCAGTTTGTCTATATTCAATCCAACCCTTACTTGTATCAGTATCCCAATTTACTGCCCAAACATCAGTAGGTATCCAAGATATATCAGTATGAGTAACTGTAATAACTTCATCATTATAGATGATTATATTATCTTCAGCAATAATTGTTAACTTAGGCATCTATCTCTCCAGTTATGTTTTTAATTTCTCTAGGTTGTTGACTTAATTTTTGTTTCATATCTTGCTTATATATCTCTTGTGCCTGTAAACTTACCTTTACAGATTCATTTCTAAAAGATTCTATGGCAGCACCAGTTTGTCGTTGCATTTGTGAATTTTCAACTAATAACATAGGAACCCACTTAACAGCACAATCCCACTCATCAACTTCTTCTCCAGTTTGAGGATTCATACCACGAACCTGAGTGAACCAAGAACACTGTAAACCAATACAATCTTTATTAATTAATGGGCAGAATTTACCTGCTTCAATTTTCATTATATCAATTCTTTGAGCATATTATAACATCAACATACTGAACTCGCAAGTCAACAGTACCAGAACTACTAACACTAACAGTATCACTATCAGATCCAGATCCAGAGAATGATGCACCACTATGATCGTGACTACCTAGTGGATGTAAGTATATTGCGTGATGGTGAGATCCATTTGATCCCTTACTATTAACGTTAGGTTGTCCTGAAGAACCAGAGTTTCCAGTATCCATGAAACCATACTGTCCACCTGAAGATCCAATTGGAGCATGATATTGATGATTGTGTGATGGTAAATCTGCTAAAACTGATGCGTGTTGGTCTGTTACTACATTCAAATGTCCTATATTCTTTGATGGAATAGTACCAGTAGTACCACTAACACTAATACTAATACTAGCAGTTCCAGATCCACTAACACTAATACTTTTGTTCTCAAAAGTACTGGTAAATGAATTATTACCTCCAGTACCACCACCAGATCCACTTACAACTCTAAGTGCTTTATTATTATTTGAAGTTGATTTTGTCCATCCAGTCGGAGCAGAAGCCTGATAAAATACCATCACAGATCCTGAAGGAACACTTGCTGATGGAGTAGATGGAAAATTAGTAAACTCTAATCCATTCTCAGAAGAATTAACCTTAACAGTTTTACCTGCCTGACTACTATAAGAACTTGGATCAACGTCACTTAAATTTAAAAAGGTATTACTTCCTGGTGGTCCTGGTGGTCCTGCTTGTGAACTAGGTTCTCCTTTCTGACCTTTTTGAGGTTCTCCTTTCTGCCCTTTTACGGGTTCACCTTTTTGTCCTTTAGTTGAATTATCTGCACCTGGTTGACCTTTCTGACCTTTTTGAGGTTCTCCTTTCTGTCCTTTTTCTATTTCGCCTTTCTGCCCCTTGACAGATTCACCTTTTTGTCCTTTAGTTGAATTATCTGCACCTGTTTGACCTTTCTGACCTTTTTGAGGTTGTCCTTTCTGCCCTTTTACGGATTCACCTTTTTGACCTTTTTGACCTTTTCCCCCCTTTACACCAGAAGATGGATCTTTTTTCCATACAGTTCCATTCCAAATCCAAGTTATACCATTATCAGTATAAGTGTCATTGGTATTGGGACTATTTGGAAAATCAAATGCTGCCATTTAAAATATTACCATTATATTAGTATTTAGATTGTAGTTCCAGTTCCAATTTGAGGTATCCACATTTAAACTACTACGACTCTAACTTCGCCTCTGGCACCTGATCCACCACCAGCACCTCCTCCACCTCCTGGTGCTGTACCATTACTTCCATTACCAGCACCACCATTTCCTCCACCATAACTGGTTCCACCAGACTGACTAGAATTATTCTTTCTTCCACCTCCACCAGCACCAGCTATCCATGCATCAGCACCAGGATCATGACGATCCCATCCACCGCCACCGCCACCGCCGCCATCACCACCTTTACCAACACCTGGAAGACCCGTATAACCTGCTTCATCTCCTCCTCCAGCAACACCACCTGTTCCAACTCCAAATACTGCTCCACCAGCTCCTCCATCACCACCTAAATTGGAATATTGATTAGCATAACCACCTTGTCCACCAGCAACGGAATATTTACTACTCTTAAATTGTGATGTTCCACCAGATCCACCACGTCCTCCATTACTACCTGGTCCTCCACCAGTCCCAACAGTGACAGATTCTGTAGAACTAAGATCAGACATTGGGATAGTAAATGTGGCATATCCACCTCCACCTCCACCACCTTTAAAGTCGTTACCATTACCGCCACCGCCACCGCCAGCCCACATATAGATAACAACCATATTACCTATAGATGGTTTAGTCCAAGTTCCAGATGTTGTAAAGACCTGAACACTATTAGTAGCACTTGTTCCTTGAATACCTTGTGCTCCTTTCTGTCCTTTAGTGGAGTTATCAGCACCAGTTTGTCCTTTTTGACCTTTAGTGGAATTATCGGCTCCTGCTTGACCTTTTTGTCCTTTAGTGGAATTATCGGCTCCTGCTTGACCTTTTTGACCTTTATCGTTTTGCTCTCCTTTTTGTCCTTTAGTTGAATTATCTGCACCTGTTTGACCTTTTTGTCCTTTAGTTGAATTATCTGCACCTGTTTGACCTTTTTGTCCTTTAGTGGAGTTATCTGCTCCAGTTGCTCCTTTTTGTCCTTTAGTGGAGTTATCTGCTCCAGTTGCTCCTTTTTGACCCTTGGTTGAGTTATCTGCACCTGTTGCTCCTTTCTGTCCTTTAGTTGAATTATCAGCACCAGTTTGTCCTTTTTGACCTACTTCACCTTTTTGTCCTTTAGTGGAGTTATCTGCTCCAGTTGCTCCTTTTTGTCCTTTAGTTGAATTATCAGCTCCTTTTTGACCCTTTACTGTACTAGGTTCACCTTTTTGTCCTTTATCATTCTGCTCTCCTTTTTGTCCTTTTTGACCACCTGAAGGTCCTATTTCACCTTTACTTCCTTTTAAAGCACCAGATGTTGTAATTGAAACCCATTGTGAACTATCACCATCATCATAATAAACATGTAAATCTGAATCATCACTATCCCACCACATATCACCAGCAGATGGTGTTGGTGAAGTTGGTGGATTTATACCAATTGAAATAGTTTGTCCTTCTCCCTTTTGACCTTTATTACCCTGTGCCTCTACATTACCTGTTTGACCTTTTTGCCCCTTATCACCTACTTCACCTTTTTGCCCTTTTTGCCCTTTAATACCTTTATCACCTACTTCACCTTTTTGTCCTTTAATACCTTTATCACCTTGTTGTCCTTTCTGACCCTTATTACCCTGTGCTTCTACATCACCTGTTTGACCTTTTTGCCCCTTATCACCTATTTCACCTTTTTGTCCTTTAATACCTTTATCACCTT